AATAGAGTAATATTTGTACAACGAAAAGGAAAGATCACAAAGGAGGAACCAATTGCATTAACAGATAAAACATGGGATAAAATTCATTCTTATTTAATTATTCGCCGCGATTGGCAAGAACATCATCCATTATTTATATCACATAATAATCACCAGAGCAATGGAAGGTTATCAAGTCGGACCATTAGTAAACTTGTTAAATATTATTTACGCCTTGCCGGAATAGATGATCCAAAGATAACAGCTCACAGTTTACGACATACGGCTGGGACAATTGCACTCGAACAAGGAGCAAGTGAGTATCAAACTCAAATGCTTCTCGGTCACGCAAACTTTGCAACAACTCAGATATATACAAGAGCAATGGAAATGAAAATGAAAATGAAAAACAATGCAGGATTATTACTTGATAAATGTTTTTAAAAAATAAAATCAAAGGTAATAATCCATGTATTTATTACTATGAGCTAACTAACTGATAAATAGAATGTTAATCTTAAAATCAAAAACAGGTGAAAATCACATGATAAAACCCAATTATATCAATGAAAATAAATTATGGGTAGGGGGGTATAAAAAACTACAGCCTTGAAATTATAATCGGTGAGTTAATCACTTTTTTATGCGTGCAAAATGGAAGAGTTTGGAAATATAGAAGATTTGAAATTTGATATTATTGAAGATAATACTTTTAAAATATTATCAAAGAAAGAAAAAAAGGAAAAAAGAGATTTAATTTTAAAAGATAAATATTTGGATTTTCATTTTAATAAATTAATAAATTTAAAGGAATTTAAGATGCCAATAAAAAATGAAATGGAATTTATTATTACTCAAATGAGTTTTAATGCTTTTACATTTATTCCATATATTTTAAAAACAGAAAAAATCATAAGTATTCATTTCTCAACTTTTAATTTATCAAAAAGCGTATTACTTGCACTTGGCGATTTTATTAATTCCGGGGCAGTAGCAAATGCTTTTATTTTAATTAATAAAATGATGAAATATGACCACCAAAATATTATTGAAATTCTAAATCATTTTAAAAAACAATTTTCATTCGATTTTAAAGAAGCAAGAAATCATAGTAAAATTAATTGTATAAAAACAGATAAAAATTATTATGTAATTGCAGGAAGTGGCAATTTTTCAAATAATGCGAACATTGAGCAGTATGTGGTTTTTAACAATGAAAAAATATATAAAAATATTATTAATTATTTTAATGAAATATAATGGCAGGTCGTAAATCAAAACCAACATCAATAAAAAAGGCTCAGGGAACTTTGCAGAAATGTAGAACTCCTGAAAAGGAAATGGAAGTCGAAAGAGTGATTAAAATTCCTTATCCACCAAAATGGTTTTCTCCTATTGGAAAAAAAATATATCAAACAACAGCTAAAGAATTGGCTGCAAATAATCTACTTCAAACAGTTGGATTACCTTTACTTATTTCTTTTTCAAATCAAATGGCACTTCATTTAGAAACAGAGGAACAATTAAGAACAAAATCACGGGTGCAGGCTTTGCGAAATGATACCGGACAAATAAAATCATTAATTGTTAATCCATATCATAAAATTTCTCAGGATGCTTTAAATTCTGCCATTAAACTTGCAAGCGAATTTGGACTTACGCCATCGGCGCAAAGTAGAATCGTTGCTCCATTTGTAAAAGGAAAAAATGATGAAGATAAAGATTTCGATTAAATGACAAATAATTCAAAATACATATACGATAAAAAAGCAGCGGACCGGGTGATAAACTGGATCGAGAAATATATTTGCCATGTTAAGGGAGAGCTTCAGGGAAAAAAAATCATTCTTGAAGATTGGCAAAAAGATGATATCATCCGGCCGCTTTTTGGATGGAAGCACAGGATCACAAAATTACGCCGATATAGAAAAATTTATGTTGAGATTCCTCGTAAAAATGCAAAATCAACTATTGCTGCAGGAATTGGTTTATACTTATTGCTTGCCGATAACGAACCGGGGGCAGAAATTTATTCCGCTGCTGCTGAACGCATTCAAGCAGGAATTGTTCACGAGGTTGCAAAGTATATGGTCAACCATGAAAAAGCTCTTAACAGCCGTGCCGAATGTTTCCGTAATTCAATTACTTGCCCTAAAACTGGTAGCTTTTATCATGCCATTTCGGCTGATGCCAGGACAAAACATGGCTTTAATGCTCATGGAATTATCTTTGATGAACTCCATACACAACCAAACCGTGAATTATATGATGTTTTAACAACCTCAGTTGGTTCACGCCGCCAACCATTAATCATTTTATTGACTACTGCGGGCTTCGATAAGCAAAGTATTTGTTTCGAAATGCATGATTATGCTGTAAAAGTTAGAGATGGTATAATTGAAGATGATACATTCCTCCCGGTAATATACACAGTTGGCAAAGAGATGGATATTTATTCAGAAGAAACTTGGAAAATTGCAAATCCCGGTTATGGCTCTATTGTAAAAAAAGCATACATAAAAGAGCAAATTAATGTTGTTAAAAATAATCCGAGCTTCGAAGATACATTCAGGCGGTTACATTTAAATCAATGGACATCGAGCGAAACGACATGGCTTTCGGATATTGATTATATGAAATGTGATCTTGGAAAAATTGATTTATCAAAATACAAGGGACGAAAATGTTATGCAGGTTTAGACCTTGCCTCCATCCGCGATTTATCAGCATTAGTTTTAATATTTCCATGGTTGGAAGGTGAGGGATTTGATGTGGTTCCGTTTTTTTGGTTACCTGAAGAAACCGCCAAAGCTCGATCTGTTTCAGTTGATGTTAATTATAACGACTGGATCAGACAAGGATTAATTGAAGCAACTCCCGGAAACGTCACAGATTATAATATCATTAAAAAGAAAATTATTGAGCTCGATGAAGATTTAGATATTCAAATGATCGGCTTCGATAAATGGAATGCCTCTCAGTTAGTTATAGATTTACAGGAAGAAGGAATTGAAACATTCGATCCTGTTTCAATGTATATGTCTGTAATTTCTGCTCCAACAAAGGAACTGGAACGATTAATCATGGAATTATTAATAAATCATGCCGGGAACCCGATTCTCAGGTGGATGATGAGTAATATTATGCTTGTCAGAGATACAAATGACAATATTCGGCCTGATAAATCCAAAAGTAAAAACAAAATTGATGGTATTGTTGCTTTAATTATAGCACTTTGTGTGTATATGACAGGTGACAGCGAGCCAGATATCAACGAAATTTATAAAAATAAAGGACTTTAACTATGAAAACAAAGAAAAAAATCAATCCTGAAGCAATAAATTTACTTACATCTCGTGGTTTTGAGAAAAAATACTTTGAAAACCTTGGTCGTGATGATTTAAAAACCAATAAAGAAGCCTACGAAGAAACCGAAAATACCTATAAAAAATATTTTGGGAAATATAAATACTCAAACTGGGATAGTTTCCGGCGTGTGAAAAATAATCGAATGAAATCACAAAAAAAATGATTTTCATTTTTCGTAAAAAACCGGAACATAAAAAATGAGAATAAAATGCAGCGGGTCCGTGATAAATAAAAACAATGACAATAAATGGCGACATGAAACGTGTCGATGTAGAACGTTTTAAATTTATAGGGATATTAGGATTATAAAAATTATTAACCTTTAAATAAAATTATTATGACAGCGAAAGAATATTATGAAATTTGTTTTCAAGATCAATTAAAACTTAATAAATTTAACAAAATCACAAAAAAAGAAATTCATACACCCGAAGATGTAATTGAATTTGCTGAAAGTTATCAAAAAAGAATGTTCAATACTAAACAAGTATTCGAATATTATAGACATTTAGTCGAAAATATATATTTTATTGAGAGATTAGATAATTATCAAAGAACACTAATTTTTAAATATGCGATAAAGGAACGGCAAAAAGCATTATTAGATATAAAAAATATAATAAAATTAAATCCAGATTTAAAATATCCTAAATTAACTAAAAATTATACAAAAGTAGATCATTGGAAAAAACACCATCATCGAAGTTATAGAGAATCAGATATGATTGTTAATTTAATTAAATTATATCAATAAATAAAACCTTCTCAAACCAACAAAACCATCCGGGACATTATGCCGTTATATAAATAAACGGCATAATGTCCCATTTATATTTAAAAATCTCATCATATTTTTGAAGTCACTTTTAATTTACAACAAATAAATTATTAAGATTTCGAAATGTGAAGTTATCAATTTTAGGTAAGGAATTAATTAATATTGAACGCCGTTCCGGTGAAGTTTCATCAATAAAAAACCCAAAGGAATGGTTATTAAAAGTTTTTGGTGGCGAGTCATTCTCAGGAATGAATGTTACACCGGATACAGCTTTAACATTTTCAGCCGTGTGGGCTTGCGTTCGTATTTTATCAAATTCCCTGGCAATGGTTCCATTAAATGTTATACAAGACATAAATGGAAACAAAACAATAGCAAAAAAACATCCTGTCCACTATCTCATTCATAAAGAGCCAAACTCAATGATGGGATCATTTACATTTAGACAATCAGCACAAGCACAAGCAGTATTAAGAGGAAATTCATACTCACTAATAAAACGCAATGGTGCAAACCGACCTATCGAATTACAACTTATTTCCGAGCCAAACGATGTCGAACCATTTATTTATCATAATCAATTATTTTACAAAATTAATGGTTATAAATTACCATTTCCGGCAAATGATGTTTTACATATCAAAGGATTAAGTTTTGATGGGATAAAAGGAAAATCAGTTCTTACCGTTGCCCGCGAAAGTATTGGAACTTCTCTTGCAATTCAAAAATATGGTGGTAATATCTTTTCATCCGGTGGTGCAAAACGAATAGCATTAACATCACCAAAAACTGTAAATGAAGATGTTCAAACTCGGTTAAAAAAATCTTGGAAAAAGAAATACGGAAATAATGATAATACTAATAATCTAAATAATATTAATGATGTTGCATTTTTAGAAGGTGGGCTTGATATAAAAGAAATAGGTATGAACCCTGAAGATGCTCAATTTGTTGCATCATCAGAACATAAAATCGAGGATGTCGCCCGGTGGTTCGGAATGGCACTTCATTTAATTCAGTCACAAAAACGACCAACTTACGCATCTGTTGAGCAACAAGCAATAGAGTTTGTTACTTATTCATTAATGCCTTGGTATCGGACTTGGGAAGAAGAAATTGATCGAAAATTATTCCGTAAAGATGAAAAACTTGATTTTTATTCAAAATTTAATCTTACTGCATTATTGCGGGGCGATGCTAAAGCCAGATCACAATTTTATAAAGACATGTTCAACATCGGCGTATTTAATCGTGATGAAATTCGTGCATTAGAAGATAAAAATAAAATTGATGGTGGTGAAACATATTATCTGCAACAAAATTTAGCACCCGCCGATAAATTAGGAGAAATTATGAACCAAAAATATGGCAAAAATGGCAACACAAATTAAAAAATCAAATATCGAATGTCGTATATTTTCTTATCCAATTGAAATTGAGAAAAGAGAAGACGACAATCCCTCTCGTAAAATTGTAGGTTATGCTGCAAAATTCAATGTATGGTCCAGTGATTTATATGGATGGTTCCGCGAAAAAATCGATCCCAAAGCTTTTAATAATTGTCTTGATCAAGATACCGTTGCTTTATTTAACCATAATAGAGATATTGTTCTTGCTCGAAATACTAAAACATTAAAGCTTTCAGTTGATGATATCGGACTTAAATATGAATTCGAAGCACCAAACACAACTGCAGGAAACGATCTAATAGAAAGCTTAAATCGTGGTGATATTAAATCATCATCATTCCAATTTACTGTTAAAAAAGTAGAATGGAGTAAAAGCGAAAAAGCAGGTATCGATGAAGATCGTACTATCCTTGAAATTGAAAATCTTATTGATGTATCTCCGGTAACATTTCCGGCATATCCTGATACAGATGCAAAAATTGCTGAGCGTAATCAACAAATTGCGCAACGTAGTTTAGATGATTATTGCAGCGAACATCGCAAAGAAGAAAATGAAAAAGATGATTTTTCATTTGATACATACGAGAAGGAATTAGAATTACATAAATTAAAATAACAAATTTAAAAAAAAATGAAAACAAGAAAAATTATTTTAGGATTATTTACTCTTTTATTAGGAGTAATCATTTGCGGACTTTTTAATGTCAATCCTTTTATAGGAATGACAGGAATTACAATGGCAATTACACCAATTGTTGGAGGTTTAAAATCCTCTAACGAATTAAGAGATGAAAAAGGTGCAATTTGGGATAAAGCTCAGGCAATTATTGCAACTGCAAAAGAGGAAAAGAGGGTTTTAACAGATGATCAAACATCAGAATATGACGGTTATCTTGAAAAAATGAAAACTCTCGGTCTCGAAATTAAACGAGCAGAAACTCATGAAAAAACTGTTATTGAAATGGCAGGTGAGCAGCAAAGAAAAAAAACGGAAAAAGGCGAACAACGTGAAATTGATAAAATTAAAAACAATTTTAATTTAGTTAAAGCGATTAGAAGTCAGTTACCGAATCAAAAACTTGAAGGTTTAGAACTTGAAATGCATCAAGAAGCCGTTAAAGAAGCCAGAGCAATGGGAAAAGAAGTTGAAGGAGTTGGAATTCCCGGTATAATTTTACATGAAAAACGTGATCAAACTGCAGGAACTACTACAGAAGGTGGATTTACAGTTCCTACAGTTCAACAAGGATTTATTGAACCTTTAAAAGCTAAAATGCAACTTGCCAGTTTAGGTGCTCAATTTTTAACAGGATTAACAAGTAAAATTGATATTCCTGCAGCTACAGCATTAACAGCAACCTGGGAAGGTGAAAAAGATGCAAATGTAGAAAAAGATTCAGTATTTTCAAAAATTTCTTTAGATCCAAAACGTTTAGGTGGTTATACCGATATTTCGAAACAGTTAATTTTCCAAAGTTCTATTGATGTTGAAAAGTTTATTAAAAATGAACTTCTTTCTGCAATTGCGATTGCAGTAGAAACAGCAGCAATAAATGGATCAGGTTCCGATCCTATACCTGAAGGAATTTTGAATACAAGCGGAATTGGATCAGTTGCTGGAGGAACAAATGGATTAGCTGCTACTTGGGGTAATATTATAAATCTTGAAAGAGAAGTTGCAGTTGATAATGCTGATATTGGAAGTTTAGGGTATTTTACAAATCCAAAAGTAAGAGCTAAATTAAAACAAACAGCATTAGATTCTGGTTCTGGATTATTTGTATGGCCAAAAGATGATAATATGCTTAATGGTTACAGAGCTGCAATATCAACTTTAGTTCCTTCCGATCTTGATAAAGGAACATCAACAGGAGTTTGTTCAGCAATCATTTTTGGAAACTTTAATGATTTGATGATTGGCCAGTTTGGTGGAATGGATCTCGTGGTTGATCCTTATACACAAGCAGGCAGTTCATTGTTAAGAATAGTGGCAAACAGTTGGTGGGATGTTGCAGTTCGTAGAGCTGTTTCATTTGCAGCAATGGCCGATGCTCTAACAACATAGAATTAAGACATCCCGTGGTGGGGTATTTTTCATAATTAATTTTAGGTTAATAATCTTTTTAGCCTCTCCTGAAAGGGAGGGGCAAAAAAAGAAAAAAAACAAAAGATGAAAACAAAAAAAGTAACATTTATCAGAAACGGAATGGGATTTGGTCTTGGTTATTTTAAGGGAGATACTGTTGAACTTCCAAAAAAACAAGCTGATGAACTTATCGAACTTAAAATTGTAGAACCTTTTAAAGGTGCCGAAATTAAGATCGATCTTCCTGATGATATTCCGGGACGTGCTGTTTTAATAAAAAATGGTGTTTGTACAATTGCCGAAATTAATAGTATTTCAGATTTAACCGAATTTAATGGTATTGGTAAAACAACCGAAAAAGAAATCCGGGAATATTTAAAATCTTAAATAAAACAAACAATGGCGTATAAAATCAAAACCGAACCGGCCACAGAACCTGTAACAGTTGCTGAATTAAAAACTCATTTAAGAGTTACAGGAAGTGATGAAGATACTATCATCACCTCTTATGGAAAAGTTGCACGGCGAGTGATCGAAAAACGCCTTAATCGTTCTTTGATAACAACAACATGGGAATTATATCTTGATTTTTTTCCTGCAAACGAAATTGAAATAAATCGTTATCCTGTAATTGCAGTTTCTGAAATTGCTTATACTGATACTGATGGAGGTGCTGATACAGTTGCATCATCTCAACTCGATAATATTCAAACTCCGGCACGTTTATATCCAACATTTGATGAAGATTGGCCAGATACAAAGGATGTTATTAATGCGGTTAAAATAACATTTACCGCAGGATATGGAACCGCAGCCTTAGTTCCTGAAGAATTTAAAGGATTAATAAAATTAATTGTTGGTCATTTATATGAAAATCGTGGTGATGAAGGGCATAAAACTCTTTCTAAAACAGTTGATATGTTAATTGATCTTTATTATCCTTATTCTGTATGAGTGATGAAATAAATATCGGAAGTCTTGACAGACTTATAAGCATTCAAAAACCAACAACATCAACAGATTCTGATGGATTACGAACAGTTGCTTGGAGTAATCATGCAACCGGATTATGGGCAAATATTTCTGATAGTGGAGCAAACGAAAAAGAAGAAGATGATCAGGAAACTGCAATAAACAAAACATTTTTTACATTACGATATGTTTCCGGTGTAACTTATAAAATGCGAATAGTTTTTAATTCATTAAATTATTACATAACTTCTATTAAAATTATTGGCAGAAATAGATGGATTATTCTTACATGCGAAAAACGAGATAATGAGTAATAATATTAAAATAGAGGGATTTAAAGAAGCTCAGCAAATTATGAAACATTTGCCGGAGAAGCTTCAAAGAAATGTTCTTTTAAAATTAATGAGGAAAGGAACAAAACCTCTTATTATGACTGCTCGTAATAATGCAAAATCAATAAGTGCTAAACTTGCAAAATCCATAGGAAATATAACTTCTAAAAATAAAAAAGTTGCAAGAATTCTGGTTGGTCCACGTGTAAAAGGAAAATATAAATACATGGGGTGGTTCGCTCATTTCGTTGAATATGGTGTGAGTGGTATTGTGGGTAAAAAAAAAGGTGGAGGATATAAACGAGAAAGTGATAATGATAATTTTATTCCATGGGTAGGAAAACTAAAAGAAGGTGAACGTTACAGAACAAATCAGCCTGCAAGGCCATTTATGCGACCTGCAATTGATTCATCAAAAAGTGCAGTTAATAATAAAACTACCGGATTATTTCAAACGCAAGTTCATAAAGAAACAGAAAAATTAACAAAAAAATATAAAATTAGAGCAGTTGGTATTTAAAGCAATATACGATATTTTGAGTAACGTTACAGCGGTTACGGATTTAATTTCTACACGAATTTATAATGTAAATTCAAATCAGGAAGCAAATTCACCTTACGTAACTGTTCAGCAAATTTCTAATATTCCAAATGTAAATAAAGATATTACAATTGGATTAAGAACTATCAGAATTCAAATTAATATTGTTTCGAGTGTCGAAAAAAATGTTAATGATATAGCAGCTTCAATTCTTGCAGCACTTCATGGAGTTGATAATGTTACTAAAGGTGGATTGAGTGTTCAATCTATTAGATACGAAAACGAAAATGATGCTTTCAGTTACGATAGCAATCATTATACAATTATACAAGATTACATCATTAGAATTAAATATTAAATAATCATGTCAAACAAAAAATCAAATACAAATTTTAGAACTGTTAAATTAATAAAAGACTGGCAGCATCCGGCAGGATCTTTAAAACTTAAAGGAACTGAGTTGACTGTCGATCGTAAACTTTTAAACGATCTATTAATTGGTGGTTTTATTGCAAAAGGCAAAGAAAAAAAAATTACAAACTCTAAAAACATATAATTATGGCAAGCTTAGGATATATTAATGGAACGCTTGAAAAAATTACCGTTGCAGGTACAATAATTAACTGTTTATCTTCATGCGGTATTTCATTTTCAAAAGCAACAAGAAAAAGTGTAAACAAAGACGATGCAGGATGGGAGAAAACACTTCCCGGAACAAAATCCTGGTCGATGAGTGCAGATATCGAATTTAAAGCAGATGCTGATTATGGCTTACCTGATTTATTTGCAGCTGCAACCGGAAATGATGATGTTGCACTTGTATTTACAACAGCGGTCAGTGGTGATAAGAAGTATTCTGGAAACGCACAAATTTCCAGTTTAGATAAAACATCTGGTTCAGAAGAAACTCCAACCTTTTCAGTAACATTCGAAGGTAATGGAGCATTAACAGAAGAAACGGAATCATAGTTCTATCCAGTTGAACCTTCTCCCTTCCTCTCCCGCTAAATTGCATCAGCAATGGGGGAGGTAAGAGAGATAAAATTTTATTATTAATTTAAAAACGGGAGATTTTAAAATGTTAAAAAAAGTAAAAATAGGAGGAAAACTTCGTCCGGTAAAATTCGGAATGAATGCATTACGGATTTACAGCGAAAAAACAAACTCAACATTATCTGATTTAATGAATATTTCAGGAATGTCAATTACAAATATGATCATGCTTGTTTTTGTTGGATTACAAGAAGGAGCCAGAAAAGAGAAACAAGAATTTGATTTTATTATTGATGATGTTTCTGATTGGCTGGATGATGATTTTGGAATTGTAAATGAGATAATGGATATATTTGTTGAAAGCTTTCCAAATATCAAAGAATCAAAAAACCTGAATGCCCCGAAAAAAGTAGGGGCGAAGAAAAAGAATTAACATTCGACAGGCTTCAAGAAATTAGCCTTGGAATGTTAGGAATGACAGTTGAAGATTATGAGTTCATTGAATTTCGGGAATTATCAAACAAGCTAAATGGATTTTATGATTTAGAACGGTACCGACAAAAAGAAGAATGGAACCGTATAAATTATATAACATATTCAATGTTATTAAATAATCCTTATGTGAAAAAATCTGACAAACCGAAAACATTTGAAAAATATTTAAATCGAGGATCTAAACAAGAAAATCAAAATCAAATAAAATCACAATCTGAATTAGATTTCTGGATTGGATAAAACAAAATAAATGGCAGGCGGAAAATCATTATCGAGTTTAAATTTCATCCTTGGAGCAGATATCAAACAGTTTCAAACAAAAATGAAACGTGCCGAAACTGGTCTCGCAAAGGTTGGAAAAAAAATGAAGTCTATTGGCAAAACAATGTCAATTGCTGTTACAGCTCCATTACTTGCAATTGGAACAGCTTCTGTTATAGCTTACGATAAACAAATTCAGGCAGTAAGCGGGCTTTCTTCTCAACTCGAAATGAATGGAAAAGACGTTGCAAAATTATTACCCGAATATAAAAAGTTTGCTTCCGAATTACAAAATGTTACAACCGTTGGTGATGAAATGTCACTCGAATTAATGCGAGTTGCTGAAGTGATGGGATCAGTAGATGCAAAGGGAGCTGCCCGCGATGCGATAGGACTTTCCAAAGCTTTAAAGGTTGACCTTAATTCAGCCATAAAAATGGTTGCACTCGCTCAGGTAGGCGAATTTACAATGTTAAATCGTTTTGTTCCTGCTTTACGATCTGCAAAAACCGAAACAGAAAAATATGCAATTGCTCAAAAGCTTTTTGCCGATGGTTTCGAAAAAGCAAAAACAGAAGCAAAAGAGGGATTAGGGCCATTAAAACAAATTGGAAATACTTTAAGTGATTTAACAGAAGATTTCGGTGAAATAATTTCCGAAGCAATTGCACCATTTATAGAAAAATTAAAAGGAGCTGTTGAATGGATGAAAGGGTTAGATGATTCAACAAAAAAAATAATTGCAATTGTTGGTGGACTTGCCGCCGCAATAGGTCCCGTATTATTAGTATTAGGATTTTTAGCAACAAATATAATTCCCGGATTAATTACTGCATTTGGAGCTTTGAAAGGAGCTTTTATTTCTTTAGCCACTACAATCATGGCAAATCCAATGGGTGCATTAATTACTTTGCTTGGATTAGCTGCAGGGGCATTTATTATATTTAGTGGACGAACAAAAGATGCTGAAGATGCGCAATGGAAATTAGGTGATGCTTTAAAAAATGTAAATAAAGAATTAGGACAACAAATCTGGAATACTCTTGTTTCTGGTTTTAAACGTGCCGGAGAAGGATTTGTCAAACTTGAAGGATCTGTTAATAATTTAAAGAAAAATATTTCTAAATTTTCAAATGAAGAACTTAAAAGTTTAGAATTATTTTTAAAAGATAAAATTTCTAATGCTTCGCGTGAAGCTGCAAATGCAACCGATGAAC